TATATAACGATTAGGTTGACCATCTTTAGACCCTGCTCCACCAGTACTGGAAACTCCAGTATTATTCTGTGGTGCAGTTGGTCGATATCCACCCTTTGGCATTATGTCTCCTACTTAAATTGTTTGAAAATATGAATTGGCTCTGAGCAGTACATATCGTAATCGATAGCAACCGCAATAGCCTTACGAATAATTGTTTCCGCTTGCTCTGGTGTCTTTACTTTTTGAACACCCAACGCTGCCAGCGCACCGAGGGCGATATCTCCGCCAGAACCCATAGTATATACGTTCCGAATGTCAGTATCCCAAGAGTAGTCTTCTTCGACTTGGTAGATTTGACCTTTGACTGATACGAGGAATCCGCCTTCATTCTGTGCAACGTCCCCATCTTCTTTAATGTCAATACCAGCAGCAGTAAAGTTCTTTCTCATTTCTGGAATGAACTTCTGTGTCATAAACTTGTCTAGATTCTCAGTAGCCGTAGGCTTGGGCTGAGTATAACCAAAATGCAGAACATTGCTTGCTCTTAACGAACCACAACCAGCAATAAGGATTCCGTTATTGTCGACAATCTTAGGTGCTTTGTTTATAGCAAAACGACCATTATCATCACTTGTACGAGAATCGCAACCTAGTACAGCCCAACCGTCACCTTGAATTGCTACTAGAGTTGTCATCTTATCCCTTTGTTGTTACTCGTCCGCTTGCTTTACCGCTACCACTAAGTGTAGATAAGACTGATTGAATATCTGGAGGTACTTCCATTGGTGCTAGACCCTGAGTTGGACCTCCCATTGGAGCACCACCTGGAACAGGGGACGGCTGTTCAGGAGAAGCAGGAGCCCCAACAGGAGGAACTGGCGCTGCAGGTGCGAAGATATCGCCAACTGCGTCTTCAAGGGCAAGGCCCTTCTGACGTGATTTAATCACTGCAGCAATCTTAGTAATGAGTGGGGCAACATCGCCACCAGTAGCGGCCATCTGTGGGATAGCCTGTGTCATTGCACTGATAGAAGCAAGAAGAGATGAGCGAAGTCCTTCGACTTCAATCTTCTCAAGTTCTTGAGTCACGTTTACAGTGAATGGAAGTTCACGCATTGCCATATCCTTGGAGATGAGTCCACCACCAAGAGCCTGTAGCATAAAGATAAGACCCTGTGCAGGGTTAAGACCAGCAAGCATACCGTAGCGTACATCAGCAGAGTAGTCACCCTTGATGTCCTTAGCAGGCTTGTATTCTACTTCGTAAGGTGAACCTGAGTCCACACCACGGATAGTCTTTGTATTAGGGAAGATGTTCTCATCTACCTGGAAGCAAATCTGAATAACGTCACGAAGTGATGCAGCAAAGATGGCCTGTGCTGACTTGACCTGTGTATCGAAAGCACCCATGAGTGCCTGAACGCCTTGTCCAGTTACAACTGAGGCATCAATGTTGCCTGAGCGTCCTTCTGGATAGCGAGTACCAGTACGAAGTTCCTGGTTGAGAAGAGTTGATTCTGTGAACGCACCCTGCGGGATGGTGAGTTCGACACGACGAACGCCAGCGGGGTTAGCAGTACGGATAACCGCATCGCCACCCAACTGGAGTTCTTGTACGTCGTTTGGAAGCACGATAGGTGCTTGAACTGACTTCTCCGCTGCTTCCATTGCCAGTAAGGCGAAACGGTTGCGGAGTAGTTGAATGCCGAGTACGTCGTCGAATTGTCCGCGCAGTTCACCATCAATAGACGGCTTACGTGCAACGACAACCATCATCTTCCCAAGCGGGTTTTTCGCCTGTGAGAGAACTAGGTTTTCCTTCTTAGGGACATAGATGATAGACTGGTCTTTATCGTAGTAACGAATGAGTTCTACAGGAACATTGAGGTTCTGCTTGTAGCCTAGACGGCCAAGCAATTGAACTTCGTATTCAGGGAACTGAGCACAGACTTCACCTAGTGTGAGTGTGTATTTCTTAGCATATGCCGTACAGCGTCCATAGCGGTCAAATTCTGGGTAAGCCCCAATTGGATTTTCTATGCGGATGCGTGGCAACTTGCTTTCTTCATCGAGTTCGATTAGGAACGGGATGAAACCATATGTGATGTACCAGTCTGCACCAGAGTACATCTGCACTGCTAGGTCAGAGTGCTGGAAATAGTTTGATGCGATACGGGTACGCTTGTCAGCAAAGTTACGTGCTCGGTCGTTAACAGAGTTAGCGGCAGAGCAGTTGATTGCTGGAAGTGGTGCCATAACCTCAGAGAGGTCGCGTGCTACCACGTCGATAAAGTTGGCGACTACGTTGGCATTAATGCCGTCTGGGAAGAAGTCAGGATAGACCTCTGTAATCTTTCCCTTGCGAACTGCAAGGACATCCATATTACGGGCATCACGTGCCGTATTGCGGGAACGGAGAGATTCAACTCTCTGTATAACCGCTTCCATAGGTAATGCCATTGTAGTCCTATCCGTAGTTTTCATTCCATTGCTCAGAGAATGCGTCATCTAGGTTGATGGCATTTCTGTTAGCACGTTGGGACCGTGTGGCCCATCTATTAGTTTGGTACTTAGTCGCTAGACCAGACTGCTGCATTAACTCACGGATGCGAATAATCGCAAACCAAAGAGCCATCACGCAGTCAGTTGGGTTTCTAGTATCAGGCTTCCAGGTGATAAGTTGCTGCACCAGGCTTTTTAAGCCCTCCGAACCTTCATTAGAAGGTAATTCAATTAGGTTGTTATCTTGGAAACGGCCATCTCTAACCTCACCAAACAGGGAAGCCATAGAGGCTACACCGAAGTTGGAGTCCCACTTGTTCTTACTAGTATAGTGGGGTTTAAGTTGGCAACCATGTGATGTACAGAAGTCACGAAGCACATCATCAAGCACATAGGCTTTCTGATGGGCGTTGATTTCAATACGAAGTTCTTGTGGCTTATACTTAAGAATCCATTCCTCTAGAAGGTTTTGAATCTTCTGTGGAGTAGGTTCTGTCATATTGACGCAATCTAGAATATAGATGCGCCCGTCAGCCTTATTGTATGTAGCAACTACCGCCGCCGTAGCACCTGCCATAGCAGGGTCTAGACCGATGATAGTATACATACCTTCGAGTCGCCGTGGATGCCCTGGGGTATCTGGCTTGAGCGGTCCGCGCTTGCGCATTCCGTTGACCGAGCCTGCAATCGCCGCAGGTGGGAAGATGGAGTCAGACTCAACATCTTCTTGTTGATAAACCATCGCCCATACCGAAGGTGTAACTTCTGAGCGACGCTTAAAGAGCGAGGGCCCATCCCACTTGGGATATAAGCCACCTTCTAATTGGTCATCAAGTTCATTTTCCTGCTGGTCTGTGGCTGGCCACAAAGTCTTCCAGTTCTCAGGCTTCTCATCAAACTCAAGTACTGCTGGCATAGCGCAGTAAGTAAAGGGGCTCTTGCCACCTGTCCAATGCTCGCTGTTGCGCAGTTCTCGGTAGAGGTCGATTGGCGATACGCGGGTACCTACAATAATCAACTTGCCGTGGCGGCCCAGACGGGTAATAACTTCCTTCTGTAGCCACTCCATTTGCTTTTCCCACTCATGGGCGTTAGCACCCATAACAGCGTCGTCCACAATAATCAAGTCGGCGCGAGCACCGTAAATCTGAGAACCCATACCAAGGGCTTGAACCGTTGGGTCCTTCTCGCCAGAATCGCGGCCAGTACCCAAGTAAATCATATCAGCAGACCACTGAGTAGCATCAGCCTTATATCCACCATTCGGACCGAAGGCCGTCTGTAGTTTCATGTAGGCTGGGTGTGAAAGTCTTGTCTTAATAGCACCAAGGAACTTACGGGCCATACCCTGGGTCTTCGAGACGATAATGACTCGAGAGTTGGGGTTAGTCACGATACGGTAAGTAACGTAGTTGGTGGTGATGGTTGTGGACTTGGCGTGCTCGGGTGGCACGTTAATCAACACACGGCTTGGGTCGCCAGGTTCGTAGGTCATACCCTGTGGCATCCAGCGCGGCTCGCGCCCCTCAATCAGGTCAAGCCAGTTGAGTTGATGCTGGAACAACTTAGAATCTAGGAACTGCTCGGAGAAGGACTGAAAGTCAATCTGCTTAAGGTCGGCCATATCAGCCTTAATACCCTTACCCTCGAGGCGGGCCTTATCAGCCTTCTCTTTAAACTCTGGGTCTACCATTGACCATTGACGGAAGGTAGTATCGTTGCGACCGACGGCAGCCATAGCCGCTGTGACGGTGGCACCCTGGGCTAGAAGTACTAGAACTTTGGCCTGGGCCTC